CTATAACTGATATCGTAATGAGCGAAAGTGGATTCAACCTTCTAATTAGTCGAGAAGCATATAGAGGAATGATGTACAGCGATGTCCGTGGATACAGCGTTGGTTATGGAACCCGGGTAGACATCTTTGGGCCGTCTAATCCTGCAAGTAAGCTCGACGCAGCCATTAAGCAATCCTTAATAAGTGGGCCTTCTGAAATTGAAGCACGGTTAGCGTCACGGCAGATTATTGACAAGCACGTTACCCCATATATAATATCAGCATTAAAGAAGTCATTGGCATTAGCAGGAAAACAAGTATGTATAACTCAGTCACAAGTTGACGTTCTTATCATGGCGGCGTACGGAAACCCAAGTGTTGCAATTAAGATGGCTGCCTTGTTAGTTGAAAGTGGCGCAAAAACAAGTGATGGAAAGCCTACCAATGAAGACATAGCAACGATATGGGCCAACTCGCGTTACAATAATAGTGCCGACTATAAAAATTCCGACGCAAGATATGCAATGATAGGTAAACCAAATGCCGGCACACGTAGTTTGTCACAAGACCGTCTTCGCGAGCAAGGGGTGAAATCAGATTTATCAGCAATTAAAAATAACAAAGCTGCCAATCCAAGCCAGCCATGGGATAGTGCATTAGGCGGTGGGCCAAAAGGTACACAAACGGTTGCAGCATCATACGGTGCACCAAGTGCCCAGCAAAAAGCACAATTTGAACGGAGTTATTATCTAAATACAGGGAATGTTGCACCTACAAGTAACTTAACAACTGCTCAACTGCGAGACAAATACGGCGTCATGCAAGTTGCGTCAAATGCTCCAAACAATACAGCAACACCGTCTGTAAACGATCCAACAGCAAGTACAACTAGACTTGTTAAAGGCAACAGTCCGCCCGGAACCCCGACGCAAGCGGCATAATAAAACCCTGTTTATCGAATTAGGTAAATAGGTGTATGGCAAGACTAATATCAAACTTTCGAGGGTACAGCACTATTGGAACATCGTGGCTAAACCCGTCACTAAGTGATCTTAGTCTTGCACGGCAAGACTTGCTAAATCATTTTAATACCCGTAAGGGCGAACGAGTGATGATGCCGCAGTTTGGAAGTGTTATTTGGGACATGCTATTTGAGCCACTTGACGAAACAACTATTTCAATAATTGATGCAGATGTTCGCAGTATCATTAAAAATGATCCACGCTGGAATCTTGAAAGTATCTCAATTTCCGAAGGGCCAAATAGTTTAAATATTGAAGTCATTGTAAACTACCTACCAGCAGATGAAACCATAATATTGCCACTGATATATGACAAAGGAACTTCTACATTATGAGTCAGACTAAACGACTTGGCCAGTTACATGCAGCCGAAAGCTGGCAAGATACATATCGCTATTTAATAAACGCTGATTTTAAGTCATATGATTTTGAAACACTGCGCGCCGCGTTATTAAACTATATTCAAACAAATTATCCAGAAAATTTCAACGACTTTATTAACTCAAGTGAATATGTTGCTCTTATTGATCTTATTTCATTTTTTGGACAAAACATCGCATTCCGCAGCGACTTAAACTTACGTGAAACATTTTTAGAAACAGCAGAAGTACGAAGCAACGTATTAAGCATTGCCCGTCAATTAGGGTATAAGCCGTTCCGAAATGGTGTAGCCGATGGATTTCTACGATTAACGGCAATTAATACAACGCAACAGCTTTATGACAGCAAGGGCACAAACCTTGCTGGCCGCCAAATTATTTGGGCCGATTCCCAAAACAAGAACTTCAATGAACAGTGGACCACTATTCTGAATGAAGTATTAAACAAAGCTAATCCATATGGGCGCCCTATTAGTAGCATTGTAGATAATGGCACTGTACGTCAATTATATCAACTTGATCAACCAGAAAACCGAACAATGGTTGAGTCATTTAATTTAACGGCCAAGAATGCAACAACGTATAATTGCGAAATAATCCCCGTTGCTATTGATTTGGCATCACAGTTAGCAAGTGAAAGCGAACCAAATCCGTATGGCAATTTAACAATGCTATTCAACAATGACGGGACTGGCTATTCAAATAAAACAAACGGCTGGTTCTTCATGTTCAAGCAAGGAGTATTGAAATTTGAAGACTACACTATTGACACCCGCATTGAAAATCGAATAATTGACCTTCGCGGCAGCGGCATAAACGAAACTGACGTATGGGTACAAAGTATTGACGGCACTGGCATCGCATTGCAAACATGGGTAGCAGTTCCAAATACTGTTGGCCAAAATATTGCATTTAGTGCAATCAATAAAGATATACGGGCAGTATATGAGATTATAACTCGTTCAAACGACGAAGTATCTATTAAATTTGGTAACGGATCGTTTGCTGATATACCAATGGGTAATATTCGCATATGGTATAGAGAAAGTGCGCAAGAATCAATTGTATTTAATGCAGTTGACGTTGCTGGTTTGCAAATGAGTATGCAATACCTTGATAGCAGTGGAACAGAGCAAAGTTTATTATTAACATTTGAACTAGCAGATTCAATTATAAACAGTGCCTCTGAAAGCATGGCGCAAATTAAATCGAGAGCAGCCCGTACATCTGCAAGTCAAGAGAGGATGATCACTTCCTCCGATTATAATGTTTACCCTGAAGGAAAAGTAAGTGGCATCAGTAAAATTAAATCAATAAATAGGACATATGCAGGACAAAGTGCATTTGCAGATCCAAACGATCCAACTGGAACATACCGGCCTGTAATTTCAATTGCGGCTGACGGCTTTTTATATTCAAATGAATCAAGTAAACAAGATAATATAAATGATAATCGCCCAACTAACGAAGTAATAGCATGGATACAAGATTCGTTGTTAAACAGGAACTTGCATCAATTATATTACACAAAATTTACTCCAATTACAGCAACAGCTGGCAAAGAAATAAGCTTGAAGAGGGTTGACTACAGCGCCGGTACTACGCATGGATATTTTCACCTGACAGACGACAGCAATATGAATCCGTTAAGAGTCGGCCGTGGCTCCACTGATACTCCACTTCGTACTATACGAAAAGATACATTGGTATTTAATGGAACAACGTGGGCAAAAATACTTGACATTTATCGAGAAGGATTTGGTGCTTCAGATAACAGCGGGATGAATACTGGGCTACGTGCTAATGGACAAGGGGCTATCTTTATAAATGGTACAATTGATAACATAACAATCACTAAGTGGATGCCGAGCATACGGACAATTTTCAATGATTCTGAAAAGTTTGCAATCTCTAATGAAATTAATGCCGAACGTAACTTTGGTTTACGCTATAATCACTTAAAGGATATATGGGAAGTAATTAAGGTTGAATACTTGTCAAACGTAGAAACTATATTAGATTTAACAACAGCAGGCAGCACAGGTATCAATGGTGATGCAAGTTGGTTGACAAAACTAGTGCATACTCCAAATTCCTGGACAAGCGTTGTTCGAACCGACATTACCGTGTTTGGCAGCGCAAGCGAATTGACATTTCATAATCAAAGATTTGGTGCCGGTGTTGATCAGCTTACTAACCGCACAATTAAAGATTCGGTAAAATTTTTAGCATATAATTCTTCTGATGATGAATCATTAGATGTATATGATTATTTTAAACTAGGCGACGGGAGATACGACCCAACACGAGTGCAAGTATTACTACCGGGATTAAATGAAAGTTTAGTACCAACAGATCCAGATATAATAACACGAGTAATAGCCGCAAGTCAATTGCCGCAGCCAATGTATTTAAATAAGAAATTCTTTTCAGACTCAATTGGACAATATACTCTTACACCAACAACGCAAGAATTAGGAGAATATGAAGTTCAGGGCCGCCACTCAATTAAAGTACAATTTAATCATGTGCCATTGCGGAATAACCGGGTTGATGCTGCAACTACCAATCTTATAGACATGTTTGTATTGACAGATAATTATGACAGCGATTTCAGGTCCTGGATTAGCACTGGCGCACAGGCTGATAATAAACCATTGACATTAACAAGTTATGAAATAGGGCAACTTATGGCGCCTATTGTACCATACAAAAGTGTAAGCGACACCATTATTTTTCAACCAGTAAAGTATAAAGTAATTTTTGGCAGCGGTAGCGAAATGCGTAATAGAATTCGACTCCGTGTTACTAAATCAGATGGAACACGGATAAGCAATGCTGAGATTAGTTCCAGAGTAATTGCAAGTGTGAATTCATACTTTGCAGTGCAGAATTGGGATTTTGGTGAAACATTTTATTTTACAGACATGGCTAATTGGGTTCACACTGAACTAAGCGGAGTAATAAGCAGCATAGCGTTAATACCTGTCCAAGTTGGATTAACATCAAATGACATGTTTTATATTCCATGCGACGATGATGAACTACTAATCAGTAGTATAACAGTAGCCGACGTTGATATTATTACAACAGCGGTTTCGCCAACAAATACAGTGACAAATAACCCGGTCACCGGACTATCAAGTTAATAGGTTATAAATGTCACAAAATCCAAAACAATTAAACCCGCTTATCAATTCTGATAAGACATATCCAGAGCAGCGTAATGGCGAGTATGTATTGCCCGCCACTATTGATTTATTACCAGCAGTGTTTCATACTGACACAAATAAGAAACTATTAAATGCGGTAATGGAGGATATGTTCCAACCGCATGCCATGGAAGACTTAAATTATGCAGTTGGGCGTAAAACCTCAAAAGTTAATTTTAAAGATTATCTTCCACATGCTACTGCAAAACGTCAACTTGAAACGGGCGTAATATATTACCGAGATACCGGCGTTGAAACATTGAGTGCAGACGAAGTTGCGCAAGGGTGGGGGTTAAATGACCGCACAAAAGAAGACCCAGTTCCTGTCAGCATTTTAGACTTGCCAATAGATCCCGATAAGTTTGTCAATTGGGTTGATTATTATTGGATTGACGAAGGCATGCCAGTTATCTATTTAAATGGCGGTGAAGTTTCTACGTTTAACGTACTTGATGACATTATCGGGAAGAAGAGTTTTACAACTCCAACTCAGCGTAACGGTAAGACACTAGAGTTGCAAAACGGAATGAGGATTGTGTTCCAACAATTTCCTGGACAACAAGACATCAACGGCGCAAGAACCATACAGATAATCGCCAATGGTACACAGCAACAAGATATCCCCGCTGACTTTGCAGCGTACGACAAAACGAAAATAGATATCACAGTGTATGCCAACAACGAGGCCGGCGATCAATTTGAATACCCTGTTGTCAACGGCGTTGATTTTGTAGTTTACGGCAGTTCGATATTCTGGTTGCGGGACGATCCGCCTAATAATTGGCCAATGGATATTATTGCTCAGGATTATTACGTTAGTACAACGGCAGATGACATGCAGGCACAGCGCCGGTGGCAAGTAAGCGGGGTAGGCAGCGATCAAGGAATCCGACTATTATCCAGAACTCACCAATATACTAATACAACATATAGTAAGGCAAGTAGCAACTTATGGGACCAAACTGCACAACCATGGGATAGTATCGAGTGGGACGGTATTAACAGGGGTGTGAACCAGAAACATTACATCCTCATGCAAAGCGGTGCAAGAAATCGGAATGCCAACAGTCGAGTAAACGTGTGGATTCACAAAGCAACTATACAAACCACTGCTGACTTCCTGGGGATACTTGTAAGCGACATTATCAAAGATGGAAGCCAAGCACTACGGCCAATTGTCGAATTTGAAAACACATTGGAAATGAATCGCCATGGCACCACGTTCAGAGCATGGCCCAACTTTGTAGTTGACACTGCTCTTGTCAATGCCAGTGAATTTGTGGGCCTACCATTGACGACAGAAGGTGTTATATTAGCGTTGGGTTATAGCTCTCTGTTGAGCAAATTGAAAATTGATGTAAATGTCACAGTCACGCTTGTCAACGGTATTAGCACACGAACCGCCCTGAATAAAGCAACATTAACAACTAACGAGTTTGATACGCTTGTTCTTGCGTTGTCACCTGTTGTAATATATAGTGTCGTCAATGACACGATACATTGGGAACACAATGAACCGACTATAAATGAAACTGTAACAGTGGCATATAGGATTGGCGGAGTGCCATTGGCAAACCTGCGCATATTATGGCTTGCTGCCGGCGAATATGCAAACAAAATTATCAATGTAGTGGCTGGTACTGTTGACGCAGTTGAACAAACAAAAAACTTATACACTGTACAGCCACTGGATGGCGACGCAATAACAATTGATATCCCCGACGCAACCAGTAAGTATTATCTACGCGAGTATTATTGGAAAGATGGAATTGCATTGCCAGCCCAAACCCGTGTCTCGTTTACACAGCAGCCATTGTTTGAACTGTATGACGCAACGCATGAAAAATTGAGCAACCTCACTCCAGTTCCGCAAATTACAAGTAGCAGAATCATCGATATTGTCACGGGCACAGTAGCCGACAGTGAAAGCGGGTACAACCTATCGTTCCTTCCAAGTCAATTTAAAAAGATGACAGACGGTAACCCTGCAAAAAATGCAATGTACGATATAATGTACAACCATACACAGCAGACACCTATCAACTCATCTGATGGGCAGTCGCCTGTAGTCATTCGCGGCCCATATCATTTCCGACGGTTTGTTGCGCCAGCAAATACAGCAGCTGAATTAAGCAATGGTTACCGCAAAGCATGGTTCCGCCTCAAGAGTGCAGTTATAAAAACATTGCCAGTAGATAACAGTCAGGTTACGTTTGACGCATCCGCATGGCCAGCGTACGAGTGGACAATTGCTCCAATAAACGGTATTGCCAAAGTGTTGCACTCTGACAATTTTGATGAAGTAGTTGGCAATGTAGCGGTAGTTGCTCGTGGCGAAGTTGCATCATTTAAATTAACATTGCCAACGTACCGTACGCGAGTAGATGTCATCGAGTTGGGCCTGGCATTGTTGTCGTCCACTGACATTTTTAGTTTCACAGTGCCATTAGACGCACCTTCAACGCTAACATTGTCAGTATCAGAATCCAATGGTGACAGTTTAATCGCATTGCGTGTAATTAACGTTGAACAAGATCCACGAGCACCACAAGTATTGTTAGACGGCTTACCAACTAATTACACGTTTCGGGATATTGATGGATACAGGACAAGTACAATTAGTATACCAGGATACGGCACAGCAGAAATTCGTCATCAGGGCGACCAAGTTGATTCAACCGATCACATTACCGCGGTCCCGGGGTTAGATTACAATCCAACTCAGAATATTAATTTTGGAGAATTTACACCGAGTCGTGTCATCAGTGCGTTCAACAGGAATATTAAGATAAATGAACAGGCGAATACAGCCTGGGTCAACTCCCCTCAGTGG